CTATGAAGAAGAAGGGTATGGCTCGTGGCGGTGCTATGAAGAAAAAAGGCATGGCTCGTGGTGGTGCTATGAAGAAGAAAGGGATGGCTCGTGGCGGTGTGCGGCGCAAGTAATGCCATATTTACAGAGCAACATCCCGCATTTTCATTGCTGGGTGCGAAGAGAGTTTACACACAATCATGAGAAATACCGTGGAGAATACCTTCACGCTATGGCGATTGCAGTTACTACGATCCCAGATCGTTGTTTGAGTTTTCAGGTTATTTTCACAGGGTGTGAAAGTGATGATACAGATGATGAAAATATCCATGGAGGGGCTATGTGGGCAAGGATGCCCATTACAGCTCTTGTTGCGGATACACCATTAGAGGAATGGCCTGATAGAATGATGACTCACCTTGTACAGCCTTGGGATTGTAGTTCTAGAAATCATTCTGTTATAGAATATGACAGAACAAGCTCAAGCCCGTGGCTTTGTAAGATTGATGGGGATTTTTATACTGGAAAGTATATGTTTACTGTTGATTATACAGATTCACGGATTTCAGACTGCCCCGCTCAACACAAACAAAGTCATGTTATTGAACTTACAGATGCTGGAGCATGGACAGGGAATATAGTGGCGTTGCCTAATAATCGTGTTAGAACAACAAGTCCGGCTTTGTGGGAGACAGGTAAAGGAGCTCCTGATTTTAGACCAAGCCAGTGGACACATAGTGCTGAGTCAGATGGGAGTTACATGGATCCTTCAGTAACATTTGATAACTTATATAGTGAGAAAAAATAATGTTTCACGTGAAACAATATGGCTAGAAAACCATCTAAATCTATTAGACGCACAACTAGAGGTAAGGGTGCAAACTACCGCCCTACCAAAAGTGGTGCGGGTATGACGGAGAAGGGTGTTAAAGCCTATCGAAAGGCTAATCCAGGGTCTAAACTAAAAACAGCCGTTACTGGTAAAGTTAAAAAGGGAAGTGCTGCAGCTAAACGTAGAAAGAGCTATTGTGCTAGATCTCTGGGTCAATTGAAGAAGAGTTCTGCTAAAACTCGTAATGATCCTAATAGTCGTATTAGACAAGCTCGTAGAAGGTGGAGGTGCTAATTATGGTTTCTAAACAAAACGGACGAAAAATTAAAAAAGTTATTAAAGGTCTTAAAAAAGCTTCTAAACTACATTCTAAACAAGCCAAATCACTTAGATCTATTGTTTCTAAAAGAAATAAAAAAGGAAAGGGTTAATGTCTAAAACCAAGTCTAAGAAAGATGCCTGTTATCACAAAGTAAAAGCTCGTTATAGAGTTTTTCCTAGTGCCTATGCTTCTGGTGCGATTGCCAAGTGCCGTAAAGTAGGTGCTAAAAACTACGGTAATAAAACAAAACGTGGTGTAGGTGGTGCAGTAACTTCTAACGTCCGTAAAGCTAGGATGTTTTAATGGCTGTTCGTAAGACAAAAAAGGGATCTGATCTTAAACGCTGGTTTAAAGAAAAGTGGGTTGACGTAAGAACTGGCAAGGCTTGTGGTAGGAAGAAAGGTGAGAAAAGAGGCACACCTTATTGTAGACCTAGCAAGCGTGTTTCCAAGAAGACTCCTAAAACGTCAAAAGAGTTAACCTCGTCTGAGAAGAGGTCTAGGATTTCTCAGAAAAAGCGTTTAGGGCAACCTGCTGGCAAGCCCAGAAGAGTTAAAGCTGTTAAACGTGGTCATGGTGGTGTTATAAAGGAAGTGAGGATTTTTTGATGGCTAAGAGCAGAATGACAAATCAGATGTCTGAACAAATGGATATTTCTAAGGAAAGAGCGAGAAATCTTATGAAAAAGGCAAACAGGATGAATGACATGGAAATGGGAATGGAAAAGGGTGGTATGGGATTAAAAGAAGTAGATAAAAGTAAAAATCCTGGACTAGCAAAATTACCGACTGAAGTTAGAAATAAAATGGGTTTTATGGCCGATGGCGGTATGGCTCGTGTTCAGGGAACCCCTCCTGCTCAAGTTAAGGGTTTTACTTACAATGACAATAGTGGAAAAGGAACATTCTAATGGGTAAAGGTGTAACCTATACCAAACAGTCTGATGCAGAAGAGTATGCCTCGGAAGTTGGTGGTACTGTTGTTCCTGTTGACAAGGACAGTGATGGGGTAACGGATGGATTTAATGTCATTGAACCACAAGAGCCCGGTAAAGATGAGGTCATAACTAAGCCTCTCCGTAACATGGGCGGAATGATGACGGATGAACTTGGTTATATGCGAGGAGGTATAACTGAGAAACCTCGTGGTCCTATTAAGTATTCCCATGGCGGAGCTATTGCTGGTAAGAACTTTAGAGGATCTTTTTAATGTCTGACCCAACGACCTTTGCTTATTCGATATTGAAGTCTATACAAGGTCGCATAGAATTAACCCAGGACTCAATCCTTCACGGCAATCCTAAAGACATGGAGTCTTATAGGCAATTGGTGGGAGAATTAAGGGGATTAGAGTTCGCAGAACAAGAGATTAAAGATCTCTTGCAAACTTCGGAGGAAGAATGACTAAAACATTACTCGTTCCAGATCATATTCTGGATTCGCAAAAAAAGAAGAAAGAAAAAGTACTAAACACACCTTATGTAAACAAGAATGAAAAAGTCCTAGATCCGTCTTTGGTTTCTAAAAATCTTAAAGAAAGATTGCCCCAGCCTACTGGCTGGAGACTTCTTGTTATGCCTTATATGGGCAAAGCTACCACGGACGGTGGAGTACATATTCCTGATTCTGTTCGTGACAGAGAAGCACTTGCTACCGTAGTTGCGTATGTATTGAAGATTGGACCTCTTGCATATCAAGACCCCGGTAAATTTGGCCCAGATGGGCAACCTTGGTGTTCTGAAGGTGATTGGGTTTGTATTGGCCGTTATGCCGGAGCTCGATTTAAAATTGAAGGTGGTGAAGTACGCATCATTAACGATGATGAGGTAATTGCTACAATCTTGGAACCTGATGACATTAAGCATGTATAGAAAGAAGAAGGTAATCATGGAGATAGACCATGCCTGAAGAAACTAAAATTGATATTGGTGACACCGAAGAACAATCGGTAGACGTAAAACTTTCAGAGGATTCCAAGGAGGAAACCGCTGAAGCTGTAGAAGCAACCGCTGAAAAAACTTCTGAGGATGAGCTTGATGAATATAGTTCTGGCGTAAAAGGCCGAATAAATAATTTAACCAAGCGATTTCGTGAGGAAGAAAGGCAAAAACAATCCGCAGTTGAATATGCCGAAAATGTACGCAAAGAAAATGAAGATCTTAAAAAGCGTATAGAATCCTTAGATAAAGGCTATCAAGAACAGTTTGAATCAAGGGTTACAAATCAAATTGATTCAGCCAAAGAGATACTGAAACAAGCCCACGAGACGGGTGACGTTGATAAAATTGTTGAAGCTCAAGAGGCTTTGGCTACTCTCAGTGTTGAAAAAGGGACGCTAAAGTCTATACGAGCTGAGAAATCTAATGAGACTGAAGTAGCTGCTCCTACTACAGAAACAGCTAAATCTGCTCCAGCCGCTCCTCCCGCACAACCAGACCCAAAAGCAGAAGCTTGGGCAAAAAACAATAACTGGTTCGGACAAGACGAAGTTATGACATATGGTGCTTTTGGCATCCATAGACGACTTGTAGAGGAAGAGGGGTTTGACCCTCAGTCTGATGACTACTATGCTGAACTTGACAGCAGACTAAGAAGTGAGTTTCCGCATAAATTCGATTCTAAGTCTAAAAGTAACGGGGGAAGCCGAAAGGTTGCGTCAGCCGAAGCTTCCGCATCCCGCAATAGAAGTGGACGAAAAACTGTGCGATTAACGCCTTCTCAAGTTACTATTGCAAAGAGGTTAAATGTACCGCTTGAAGAATATGCTAAATATGTGAGGGATTAATCATGAATACTGAGAACACAACTCGCCAAAAGTCTACGAGAACGCCTAGAGCCAATCAAACTCGTGCAAGGCAAGCACGCAAAGGATCTTGGAGGCCCCCGTCCATGTTGGACGCACCAGAAGCTCCAGATGGTTACAAACATCGATGGATCAGGTCTGAAGTAATGGGTTTTGATGACCGTAAAAACGTAGCAGCACGATCTCGAGAGGGATGGGAACTGGTACGTGGTGATGAATACCCTGACTTTGATGCCCCGACTATCGAAGATGGTAAACACGCTGGTGTTATAGGTGTAGGTGGATTGTTGCTTGCAAGAATTCCACTTGAAATAGTTGAAGAACGGGATGAACATTTCCGTAATATGACTATTAATCAAATGGCCGCTGTTGATAACGATTTAGCTCGTGAACAGCATCCGGCAATGCCTATCAACAATCCTGATAGGCAGTCTCGTGTAACTTTTGGAGGTCCTCAAAATGAGGACTAGGAGATAGAAAATGGCTAACAGTAATGGAAGCTTTGGTCTACGCCCTCTAATGAAGCAGGGTAGTGCCGCTAACTCCACTGGTACTAATAACTACACTTTCTATGAGATTGCAAACGGCAATACCAATAAAATTTACCAAGGCTCTCCTGTCATTCCCCTTTCAACAGGGTTTATTGACATCGTGGGTGCTGCCGCTGGTGGAACTGTTGGTTTGTTGGGTGTATTTCAGGGATGTGAATATGTTTCTAGCACCACTGGAAAACCCGTGTTTAGTACAACTTGGCCGGGATCTGGGGCTGATAGTAATCACCCCGTAAAAGCATTTGTTAATGATGATCCAATGCAACTTTATGTAATTGCAACGGATGCTACTTTAACCAATGAAGCTGGAGCTCGTGCTGCAGTTTTTGCAAATGCTAACTTCTCAACCGCCACAACAGGAACGGATGCTACTGGTGTTTCTCTTGGCCGTTTGGCCGTGAGCACAATCGCCACAACAGCCGCTCTTCAAATGCGGATTATGGGTTGGGTAGATGATCCTGAAAACGCTGATTTTGCAGCGGCTGGCATTGGCATGGTTGTACGTTTGAACAATCACTTTAACAGTAACAACGGTGCTATCGTAGCTGGTACTCCGTCAACTACTGGCGTATAGGAGGATTAGAAAATGGCTATCAGTAGAGCCCAACTAGCAAAAGAGCTAGAACCTGGCCTCAATGCCCTTTTCGGCCTTGAGTATGCTAGATATGAAGATGAGGCATCTGAAATCTATGATACAGAATCCTCAGAGCGTGCCTTTGAAGAAGAAGTCATGCTTTCTGGTTTTGGATCTGCACCTGTTAAGGGTGAAGGTTCCGCTGTATCTTTTGACGATGCACAAGAAGCGTACACTGCAAGATACACACATGAGACTATCGCACTTGCTTTCTCCATTACGGAAGAAGCAATTGAAGATAATCTTTATGATCGTCTTGCTTCTCGCTACACAAAGGCTTTGGCTCGTAGCATGGCTAACACCAAACAGGTGAAAGGCGCAGCTACTTTAAACAATGCTTTTGATAGCACTTTTGCAGGTGGTGATGGTAAGGAGCTTTGTGCTACAGACCATCCTCTTGTGAATAACGGTACTCTTCGTAACGAACCCAGCACAGATGCTGATCTGAACGAAACCAGCCTTGAGAATGCTCTTATTGACATTGCAGCTTTTGTCGATGAGCGTGGACTTAAAGTTTCGGTTCGTGGTCAGAAGTTGATCGTTCCTCCCGCACTTCAGTTCGTGGCGGATCGTCTTCTTGAGTCCACTCTTCGTCCAGGTTCTGCGGATAACGATGTTAACGCAATGCGTAACATGGGTATGCTTCCGCAGGGATACACCGTTAACCACTATCTTACAGACACTGATGCATTCTTCATTAAGACGGATGCTCCTCGTGGCTTCGTTCACTTTGAGCGTATGCCAATGTCTACAAAGATGGAGGGCGACTTTGATACAGGTAATGTACGGTTCAAAGCCCGTGAGCGTTATAGCTACGGTTACTCTGATCCTCGTTGCGTGTATGGATCTAAAGGCGCATAAGACTAAGGGGGAGGGGAGACTCTCCCCCAACTTATTTCTGGGAATTACAACCCTAGCGACTGTCCCAGCAGACGCTTACGAAGACTCTAGGGTAAATCTCTCGTAAGGAGGATGCTATAATGGCTAACACTACTTTTAACGGTCCCGTCCGTTCTGAAAACGGTTTTGAAGTAATTAATGTTAATTCTACTACTGGTGCAGAAACAACTGTTTTTGATGTTGCATCTACAGGTATTTTAACAGACAAATTTGTTAAGCATGTAGGTTTTGCTACTGGTGTCACGGTTAACACCACGGCTGGTGACAGTCCAGCTATTGGTGAATTTACACAACCTGCAAACACAATTATCACCGATATTAAAATCTTTTGTGTTACGGCTCCTGTTATTGGAACTGGTGATATTGGCTACGAAGTTGGAACTTCTAGTTCTGGTGCTCAAATTGTTGCGGCACAGACAGATGAGATATTAGATGGTGGAACTACAGTTGTAGTAGGTAACGTAACAACTACATCTCTTGTTTTACAAACACAAGATGCAACTACTGCACCTGCTTCCGTTCAGTACACATCAGCGGAAAGAACTATCTTTTGTAATATTACAAACACGGTAGACGCTACAACTGCTGGCTCCTTTACGTTTATTATTGAATACGTTCAGGTTGCGTAATTTAAAATGGAGGAGAATGTATTCTCCTCCTATTTAGAAGGAGATAACTATGGCAGATGCTGTAACGGCTACTACAGTTGAAGATGGTCCTAGAAAGGCTGTTTTTTATCTTACAAATACTAGTGATGGCACTGGAGAGGCTGCTGTAACTAAAATAGATGTTTCGGCTCTTTCTTCTTTGCAAGACGGAACGGCTTGCACGGGTGTTCGGATTCAGAAAATTATTTTTACTAATGTTGGTATGGGTGTAAAACTTCTTTGGGATGCTTCCACAGACGTTATCGCAGCACAACTTCCAGCAGATTATTCTGATACATTAGATTATTCTGACATGAGTGGACTTCCAAATGTTGCGGCATCAGGCGGTAATACTGGAGACATTCAGTTAACCACCGTAGGACACAGCAGTGGGGATACCTATTCAATCGTAATCCACTGCTTGAAACAATACTAAATAAAGTATTTGAGGCTTTTGATAGGAATTAGTTATGGCAACTTCTGGTTCGGTTGATTTCAACCTAGACATGGCTGAGATAACAGAAGAAGCCTTTGAAAGATGCGGATTAGAGTTTCGTACAGGATACGATGCGAAAACTGCTAGACGATCTTTAAATCTTCTTTTTGCCGAATGGTCAAACAGAGGGTTGAATATGTGGACAGTAGAGCAGATTACACAACCTCTTGCTCGACTTTCCTCTTCTTCCTCTGTTGCAACATATCCAATAGGAACAATAACAGCCACTGTAGGAGCTTCTACTAGTTTAACTGTAGGAGAAACAATTACAGGTGGAACGAGTGGTGTTACAGCTTCTGTGATAAGTAAGCCATCTTCTACTACTATTACTATCACCGTTCCTTCTGGATCATTTACTGCGGGAGAAAACATTACAGGATCGAGTAGTTCAGCTACTACAACTATAAGTGCAGATCCGTCTTTACTTGATGTGCAATCAACCGTTGATATGCTTGAGGCGGTAATTAGAAGAAGCTCTTCTGATATTGGGATTACTCGCATAAGTAGAAGTGATTATCTAAACACTCCTGATAAAGATACTCAAAGTCGTCCAAGTCAATTTTTTGTAGATCGTCAAATAACACCTACAGTTACTCTTTGGGCTTCTCCTGAAAACTCTACAGATGAACTTATATATTATAGGGTTCGGAGAATACAGGATGCAGACGCTGGCGTTAACACTGCTGATTTACCTTTTCGTTTTTTACCCTGCTTGGTAGCTGGTTTAGCGTATTATATATCTGTTAAAAAATCTCCAGATAGAATTGGTCTTTTAAAAGATATTTATGAAGAAGAGTTCCAAAGAGCGGCATCCGAGGATGGAGAGAGAACAGCTCTCAGGTTAGTTCCAAGTTACTCTTCATTGAGTTTAACCTGATGCCTAGATATGCATCAGGAAAATACGCTTTAGGTATTTCAGATCGTTCTGGAAGATCCTACAAGTTGAACGACATGATTAAAGAGTGGAATGGACTTTTAGTAGGTAGAGATGAGTATGAGTCAAAGCAACCTCAATTAGAACCTAGAAGAGTTTTAGCAGATCCTCAAGCTGTTAAAAACAGTAGGCCAGATAGAACGGAACCTGCTATAGAAGTTTTACTTCCGTTCAACCCTTTTAAATCTGGTTCAAGTGGTTCCTCTACTATAACCGTTAGTGAGCCTGGTCATGGTCGTAACACAGGAGACGTTGTAAGATTTAGAAACGTAGAGTCTTTTGATGGATTTAACAAAACGATAATAGAAGGTTCTTCTGGATTTTCTATTACAAAAGTAGATAGTAATAACTATACTTTTGTTTCTGGAAGTGGAACAGCAACTTTTGGTAATACAAGTGGTGGTGGAGGTTTTGCTTCTGCTGGACCTGTAACAGTGAGTGCATGATATGGCGTATACTTTTACAACTTTAAAAACAGCTATTCAAGATTACACACAAAACACAGAAACGACTTTTGTAAGTCAGTTGTCTCGTTTTATTCTTAATGCTGAAGAACGTATATTGAAAGAGTGTCAACTAGATGTATTTAGAAAAAATGTTGAGGGAACAACATCTACTGGGCAACAATATTTACAGAAACCAGGAGATTTTTTGGCTCAAAACTCTTTAAGTGTGATTAATTCATCTAATAAAGAGTTTCTTTTATATAAACAAGTAACAGCTTTACAAGACTATACTCCAAATCCTACAACAACAGGAACGCCTAAATATTACGCTGATTGGGACGAGGTTACTTTTTTGTTAGCTCCTACTCCCGATAGTAATTATACCGTGGAACTTCATTATTTTTATCGTCCTACCTCTATTACAGAAAGTGCAGATGGAACAAGTTGGCTTGGAACAAATGCTGAATTAGCTTTGCTATATGGAAGTCTTTTAGAGGCTTATACATTTATGAAAGGCGAGGCTGATATGATTCAGATATATAATGGAAGATTTCAAGAGTCACTGCAATGGTTAAAGAACCTTGGTGAAGGTCTTCAGACTAGAGATCAATATCGTTATGACAGGGTTAGAAGGGATGTTGCTTAATGTCTGAACCTATTAGCGTTAGTGAATTAGGAGATGCCATAGTATTTACAAGCAATAACAGAGGTCATTCTCCTGAAGATATGGCTGAAATGGCTTTAAATAAAATAATGATGGTTTCAGACACAGCCCCTCCCGTTATACGGGATCAAGCCTATGCTCACAGACAGCGTTTGAAAGAAGTGCTAATATATTATATGAATAAGATGTGTCAAAGCGAAAGAACAACCCTCTGGGCTTTGATGAAACAACAGGGTCATGATGACATGGCAGAGATAATAAGGAGATTGTAATGGCTGTAGGAACGTCTGGTATTTGCGGTACGTATAAAAAAGAAATAAATGCTGGAATCCATTTTTGGACAACGCATTCTCGTGGAGACGGTAGCTCTATAGCAGCAGATACTTTTAAGCTGGCTATGTTTACCAACAGTTCTTCTATTGATGTTGATACTACTGGATATACAACCAGTAATGAAGTTAGTGGAACTAACTACACTGCGGGAGGAGCATCTATTTCAAGTGCTACAATTGGACTTGGTGACAATAGTAGTTCTGTTCCCACGGCTTTTATTGACATGGCTGATGTAACTTTTTCAAGTTCTACTATTAGTAGTGCTCGTGGAGCTTTAATATACAACTCTACTTTAGCTAATGCGGGAACGGCTGGAGACACTACACATGCGGCTAAACCTTCCGTTTGTGTTATTAATTTTGGAGCAGACAAATCCTCTAGTGCAGGAGATTTTACAGTTACTATGCCAGCAAATGACGCTAACAATGCCTTGATTAGGATTGCTTAATGACTACAACGGTTACCGTAACTGTTGTTAGTACGGGAAGTGGCAATAAGTATGCTCTTAACGGAAATCAACAGGCAACTATTAATTTAGTAGAAGGAGCTACGTATAAGTTTGATCAAGCGGATAGTTCAAATTCAGGACATCCTTTTCGGTTTTCTACAACATCTGATGGAAGTCATAATAGTGGATCTGAGTATACTACAGGAGTAACAACTTCAGGAACTCCGGGTAGTTCTGGGGCATACACACAAATTGTCGTAGCTTCAGGTGCTCCTACGCTTTACTATTACTGCACAAATCACTCTGGAATGGGTGGAATTGCAAACACAGACGTTGCGGTATCTGGGTGGAATAGAGGCTCTTGGAACGATGGAGCTTGGGACAGCGCAGTTCCCATCACTCTTACAGGAGTTGAAGCGGCTGCAACTATAGGAACAGTAGTAGCTTCCGTTACAGGAGACGTTGTTGTTACAGGGGTTGAAGCGGCTGCTTCAATAGGATCGGTTACTGTTACTGTTCCTGTTTCTGAAACAGTAACAGGGGTTGAAGCGGTTGCGGCTATAGGAACAGCAGTTGCTACAATACCAAATACCGTATCTGCTATAGGGGTTGAAGCGGCTACTGCGGTCGGTAGTATACAGGTAGATATAACGGTTACAATCACAGGAGTTGAGGCCGCAACTGCTGTAGGACGTATCAACATGTGGCAAGAAATTGTTTCAAGTCAAGTTGCTGAATGGACTAAAATAGCGGCATAGGAAGAAAATTATGGCATCATCATATACAACGAGTTTTGGTATTGAAAAAATAGGTTCTGGAGAACAATCTGGAGCTTGGGGAGATACCACTAATCACAACCTAGATATTCTAGACCGGATAGCTTCATACAAATCTGTTGCAATAACAACGAATGCAGACACACACACTTTAACTGTTCGAGAGGCTTCTCCTGGATCAGGTACAGAAAACCTTCAGGATGGTATGTATCGTGTAATTAAATTTACAGGAGCATTGGATTCAAATTGCACAGTTACAGTAGCTCCTAACACGACTTCTGCTTTCTTTATTATTATCAATGCAACTACTGATTCTGGATCCAGTGGACCATACTCTGTAATACTAACACAAGGTTCTGGAGCTAACAT